GCATGTATGGATGTACTCAATAATAAAGAAATTAGTAGATTGACACCTTGTATTGAAGGATTTTCTGGTGAGTTTATAATTGATACAGAAAACTCTCGTAAATGGACTGCTAAAGGAAAATATGAAATTATTAATACTACTACAGTAAAAATTACTGAGTTAGCTCCTTCAGTCATATATTCTAAATATGAAGAATACCTAGACGGATTAGTAGAGAAGAAAGTTATTTCATCATACGAAGATAAATCCTCAGGAGATATTCATTATGTTATCAAATTTACTAAAGAAAGTTTAGCAAAATTAATTGAAAAAAACATCTTAGTTAATACTCTAAAAATTGAAGAAAATATCACTGAGAATATTAATACTTTAGATGAAAATGGCGAGTTGATGTATTTTGATGATGAAACTCAAGTCATTAAATATTTTGTGAATTTTAGATTAGGTTACTACAAAAAACGAAAAGATATTACACTATCTGATTTGTTAACTAATTTAAAAGTTTTCAATGCGAAATATAAATTTATTCGTGCAGTAGTAGATAATGTTCTAGAAATCAAGAATGTAAAACGTCAAGAGTTGATTGATTATTTCAAATCTGAAAATTATTTCAGCGAAGATGGTTCATATGATTTCTTACTAAGAATGCCTATTCATTCATTAACAGAAGAAACAATTGAACGATTGAAGAAAGAAATTAAAGAAGCAAAAGTAGAATATGATTATATCAAAGAAAAAGAACCTATTGATATGTACAAAGATGATTTAAATGAATTACTAGCAAATATTTAATCTCATTTTAATCACTTTTATGATATAATATATAGTTAACGCAGAAAGGATATGAATGATAAATTATGAGAATGTGTTTCTTAGTAAATATACATTGTATGAAAGATTATTCAATAGTGAAACTAGAGAAGTAACTATTAAAAAAGCAGATTATAAACCTGAAATTTTTACTAAAACAAAAAACCAAAGAGAATCTGAATGGAAATATTTCCTTGATGATTCAATTCAATTAGAAAAACATGTATTTGATTCTGAAAGTGAATATAAAGATTTCATTAAATTTCAAGAACAAATAGGTGGAGTAACTTATGGACAAATGACTGCACCATATAGTCATATTCGCCAAAACTTTTATAAAACAAAAACTGATTTTACATCTAGAATTTGGTACTTCGATATTGAAACTAGAGTCCTTCCCGGACAAGGTTTTCCTCACGCAGATGAAACTCCTTCGGCTATTAATATGTTTCAAATATATGATAATCTTTTAGATAAAATTATTATTTTAGCAGATGAAAATATTTCAAAAGAGAAATTGGATTATCTAATGAAAAAACATCCTAATTTAGTATTCAAAAGTTTTCCTGATGAGATGAGTTTATTCAATGCTTTTATAAAAATGATTCAGTCATTAAAGCCTTGTATTATAACCGCATGGAATGGTAATAAATTTGACTTTCCATATATTACTAATCGTGCAAAAATGTTAGGAATTTATGAAGGAAATCTTAGTTTAGTAAATCATGCTACCTCAACAAAAAACATTAATAAAGTTACAAATGAAGTAGAATATGTAACTAAATGGGATGGAATATATCTATTAGATATGATGGAATTATATAAAAAATTTACATATACTACACAAACATCTTATTCTCTTGAAAATATTTGTAAAGTTGAATTGGGAGAAGGTGAAGGAAAAGTAGATTATGGCGAATTTAAAAACATATCTGACTTCATGCATGGCGATTGGGAAAAGTTCGTAGAATATGGAATCATGGACGTAGTCCTATTAAATAAGATTGATTCAAAACTGAACCTAATAGAACTTACTCGAATGATTGCTTATAAAATGGGTATTAACGTAGATGATGCATTAGGGACAGTTAAACCTTGGGCAACATACTTATCTAATATCGCATATGATAGAGGATTAATACTACCAAATAAAAATGAATCTGATTATACAGGTATTGCTGGAGGATGGGTCGCTAATCCTAAAAAATGTAAACATACTTGGATTGTATCATTTGACTTTGCTTCTTTGTATCCTTCAACTATGAGATGGAACAATATGAGTCCTGAGATGATTTTACGTGAAGATGAGATTACACCCGAATTACGAGCACTCAGAGAAAAAATTTATTATTTAGTAGAGGCTGGCGAAGGAATTGAAAATGACCCTTTATCTACAAATGAACGATTTACTAATTTGTTTATTAATTCACCTGATGTTTTAAGGAAAGCTTCTAAAATCCTGGAAAAACATAATGTTTCATGTGGGGTAAATGGCGCTTATTTCAAAAAAGATAAGCAAGGTGTTATTCCTGAATTGATTAAATCGATTTATACTGACCGTAAAAAAGCTAAAAAGAAAATGTTTGAGCATGAACAATACTTACAAAAACCAGGTATATCTGAAGATGAAGTAATTGAACGGAAGCGTTTAGTATCATTCTATGATACAGAACAGATGACATTAAAAATTTTGATGAACTCTCTTTATGGAGCATGCGCAAACAAACACTTTGTACTATTTAATCAGAGTTTAGCAGAAGCTATTACAGCAAATGGTAGAATGATTAATCAATTTTGTACAAGCAAACTTGAAAATTATTTAAAAGAATTAACAGGAAAATCATCTGTAATTTATGGTGATACTGATTCATGTTATATTACTCTAGCTAATGTAATTCCTAAAGATTTGCTGGAAGAAAATGATAAACAAAAAATAACTGACTGGTGTGATACATTTTGTTCTACTGAATTGCAAAAAGTTATTGATGAAGCATTAGAAGAAGTTTCTAATCTTGTAAATGCATATGAACCTGATGCACAAGCAGAGGACAGAGAAATTATTGCTGATAGTGGTTTTTGGGTTGCTAAGAAAAAATATTCAGCAAGAGTTATTGACTCAGAAGGTGTACGATTAAAAATTCCTAAACTCAAAGTTATGGGATTAGAAATTGTTAGGTCAAATACACCAACTTATTGTAGAAAAACTCTCAAAGAAAGTGTAGAGATAATTCTTGATAAAGATGAAAATGAGGTACAAGATTACATTAAAGGTGTAAAAGAGGAATTTTTCAGTCAAGACATTGAATTAATTTCACGAGTTACAGGTGTATCTAACCTCAATTATGAATTGAATACCTCCAAGAGTATTCCTATAAATTCAAGAGCAGCTATCGTTCATAATTTAATGATTGACCAATTGAATTTATCTAAGAGTCATGAATATATAACATCTTCAGATAAAATTAAATATGTATTCTTGAAAGTACCTAATCCTGCTTTTAATCAAAATGTAATAGGATATAAAGATCCTAAAATATTAACAGACGCAGGATTAGACAAATATATTGATAAAGATGAAATGTTTGATAAATTCTTTTTATCACCTATGAATATTATGCTTACTCCTATGGGTTGGAATGCATATAAACAAAATGATTTCTCAGAATGGGATTTTTAATAAATAATTATAATTAAAAGGAATAAAATGGATTATAAAAAACCTAAAGTTACTTTACTACAAGCGTCACCTTTATTTGTTTCCGAAATAGCTGCAAGAGTTTGTTATGACTCTTTTGCTATGTCTGAACATGATGATATAAAAACTTATGGCACTACAGGCTCAGGTGATAGTTTAACTAGCCTACAAGATGATGATATTGAAGGTTCAGATGTTTTAGATAAACTTACATGGGCATTCTTTCATGAGAGTATTTTAGAACATTCTTCATTGTCGTTTTATGTTGAAGATTTATCAAGAGAAGTATTACAAGAAGTTGCTAGACATAGAATTGGAATGGCTATTTCTGTAAAAAGTACACGATATACTATTGAAAAATTAGTAGATGCTGTTTCTAATCATTTCAATTTACTAGAAAATAATCCTAGAAATAATTATACTGATGAAATGAAAGATTCATATCAGAAAATTTGTGAAGTTGTTCGTGATAATATTATTGTTTCAGACGAAAAATGGATTGATATTGAAGTAAATACTCTAATGGCTAAATTAGAATTATATCATATAGAAGAACCTTTAGTAGCAGGATTAAAAGGTTCTAAAAAGAAAAAACAAAATGACCGTGTAAAACGTTGTTTACCTGAAACATGGACTACTAAAACAGTTCTAACTTTTAATGTAAGAGCTTTGAAACATTTTATTGAGTTGAGAGATTCTGGATCTGCCTATTTTGGGATTAGAGAACTAGCTTTAGCAATTATAAAATGCACACCTGAAAAATACATGAGATTTGTACGTAAACCAGATGGATTACATATAAATGAAGCTCATTGAAAAAGATTTCTTAACTTTTTATAAAATAGCCCATTTTAATTACGGAGTTGTAATCACTCCTTTTACTATAGGATTAGGAATGATCCCTGGTCATTATATGTCATCTTTTTTTGTAATTATTACGTTGGGAATGATAGGATTAAGTCATTATTATAAAAATCTTCTAAATGCACAGATGTTTATAAGAGTAGAATTAATAATTTCCTTTATAGTATTTACTGCATCATTCTTATTTTTATATTTTGATAACTTAATGATATATGCAATTTTATTTAAAACATTTGATATTTTCAAAGAGTATTTAATCAGAGCGGAAAGTGCTATTTTTAATGATTCTATGCATGTAATAGTTAAGAAAGATTATTCAAAACTTTATATTTTATTAGGATTGTCTTTTAGTACTTTAATTTTTTGGATATTTGGACAACATGATGCTATATTATTATCTATATGTTTAGTAGTTTTAGGTGATTCTATTTTACTTCTTTATAAAATAAAAATGATAAAAAACTTAAACAGATCTAAAGAATAGTTATGATATAATATAAAATTAAAGCATATAAAAAAGGTAAATAATGGAAATATCATTAGAAAAACAAATGGAACAAATGTTCAAGAAATATAATGATTTTGTAACTTATGATTTAACAAATATTGATAAGAAATTACTTGAGTTACCTCTTATTGTATCTCATTATCAAAATATTTTCTATTCTATGCAAGCCAAATTAGATGAATATGATGCTCAAAAAGCAGAAATGTGGCAAATGAAATACTTATATTATAAAAACAATTTTGATTTTTCACTTAATAATACAGAAATTAAACAGTTTATTGACAGAGACACAGAGATTATAAATATAATAAGAAAAATGAATGTAGTAAGATTAATTGCTAATCGTTGTGAGGAAACTATTAAATCTTTACGTGACTTTAGTTGGACTATAAAAAATCTTTTAGAATATGAAAAATTCAGAGCAGGAATTGTTTCATAAGGAGTTAGTATAATGCCGGTAGGAGAAAGAAGTGTTAACGAATTTGATGAATCTATATTAGTAAATACTGTAGTAGACGATGGTATAAACAAAGTACAAGTAGAGGGTTATACTACTGCATGGTCTCCGCCTCAGGATGATAATTCATCCATATTTTGTACTACAGTATTTGTAAAAAATAATTTGAAAAAATCTGTTATATTGAGCTCTGAACGCCCGATTAATCCTGATTTAGCTCCTGCTGCTAGAAATTGGTTACAAGTAACTAGTACTTATCCAAGAACTGTTGTTGATTCATTTACATGGGATCCTATAACTTCAAAATGGGATTTACTAGTGGGAATATAAACTGTTTATAATGATGAATTAAATCATGGAACTTCGGGTACTTTTATAGTTAAAAAAGATAAAACATTATGGGTTACAGGATGGAATGGTTCTGGTAATTTAGGACTAGGTCATACTAATAATGTTTTATCTCCTGTAAGATTATTGGGATTTGATAACCCAAAGAAAATTTATCCTCGAGATGGATTTACTTTTATAGTTAAACAAGACGGAACCTTTTGGTCTTGTGGATATAATTATAGTGGTAATTTAGGTCTTGGAGATACTACTAATAGAAATACATTTACTATGATATCTTCATCTTTATTGTACTCAAACATCTATCAAGTAGGTGTTGGAATTTTAGCAAAAGGATTAGATAACAACCTATATGGAATTGGTAATAATGTATATGGTACATTAGGATTGATAAATTCAAATATTACATATAATTTTACACAAGTTATTTTATAAAAGGAAATGAATGTTAGACGCAAAAGATATAAATGAATCGTATGTAAAAATATTTACTAATGATATTGAAGAGAAAGTTATAATCACTAATTTTCTCAGTGTTTATACAGAAGGTTATCAATTTGCTCCAGCTTTTAAAGCAGGAGTATGGGATGGAAAAAAGAAATTCTATAAAATTGCAGTTGATGGAATAATGGTTCCTAAAGGATTAATATTTCATGTAATCAAAGCAATGAAAAAAAGTAATATTGAAATAAATTATACTAATAATTCTGAATACTTTAATATTACGCATGAGGAATTTAATGAGTTTGTAAAGACATTAAACCTTCCATTTGAGCCTTATAATTATCAAATTGATACATGTGTTACATTCATTAATAAAGGTCGTATAACTGCTCAGTTAGCAACAGGTGCTGGGAAATCTCTAGTAATTTATTTGCTCTCTATGTTCTTTCGTGAAAAAGATATGAAAACAGTTATAATCGTTCCTAACGTGATGCTTGTTAATCAAATAAGATCCGACTTCAATGATTATAACTTTCAATTTCCTAATGAAGTTCATACAATATCTGCCGGCATTGAAAAACATTTAAAGTGTCCTATAACCATCAGTACGTGGCAGAGCTTATACAACAACACAGAACTACTAGCTGATGCAGATGTGGTCATAGTCGATGAAGCACACGGTGCAAAATCAAATGTCTTTGATGATTTAATTATACCATCATTAGTAAATTGTAGATATCGTTTAGGTCTATCAGGAACCATTGTTGATTTAACATATGCAGATAGAATGAGTTTAATAGGTTCATTGGGAGCGAATGTAAAGATTATCAATGCACAAGGATTGATTAATAGAGGGTTAGCTACGCCGGTTCAAATCAATTGTTTGTTCTTTAATTATTCTACTGAAGAACGTAAAGTATTCAAAAATCTTAATTATATGAAAGAAATTAAAGCATTAGAGGGTCATTATAAACGTAACCATATGTTAGCAAGAATGACTAATAAAATATCTCAAAGCGGGAATACTATTCTATTATTCAATACAATTCTTCATGGAAAATGGTTAATGGAATTAATACTTAAAGATAAATTCGGATTAGAGGATGTAGTTTTGCTTGAAAAAACTACTCCAAAATCAATTGAGGAAGTTATTAAAGATAATGATTTTCCTTTAAAAGTATTTACTAATACAGATCTAGATGAAAAACAAATTAAATCAATAACTAATACTTTAGTAAAAAATGGATTACCTGCAGAGTATATTAAACGATTCGATTCTCTAGAGAAGTATGACATTTATATGATTTATGGTGCTATCGAAGGTGTTGAAAGAGAACGTATTAGAAAGTTACTTGAAGAAAAAGAAGATGCTATTATTGTCGCTAACTATGCCACTATGAGCACAGGTGTAAATATAAAAAGAATTCATAATATAATACTCGGAGCACCATTTAAGAGTTCTATTCGATTAAGACAAACTGTAGGTCGTGGTTTACGATTACACGAGTCTAAAGAGATTATGAAAATTTGGGATATTACCGATGATTTATCTATAACCTCTAAGACAGGTAAAACAACACATAAAAATCATTGTTTAAAGCATTTTGATTCAAGACTTTTAGTCTATCAAGATGATGGATTTCCAACTACAGAAAAAGAAATTAAAATTACATAAAGGTTAAATATGCAAGCGTTTGGAAATAAGATTTTCGTAAAAGTTTATGATAAAGAATCAGTAACAACATCTGGTATTATATTAGTAAATGTTGATAAACGAGAAAAACCTCGTTTTGGTGAAGTAGTAAGTATAGGTCATAATGTAACAGACGTAAAAACTGGAGATATTCTATCTTTTGGTAATTATGCCCTAAGTTCTCCAGTAAACGATTTATTTGTTATGGAAATGGGTGATGTCCTTGGGTATTTTAAGCGAAAATAAAGGTATATTTTGATATAATTATAATATAACAAATAAAACCGTTTATTGAAAAAACCTTTTTGATTAAAGTTTACTTTAAGCGTTTATATGTTATAATAACCTTATAACAAAACAAAGGAAAGACATGGCACTCGCAGTTGAATCAAAAACACTTTCGGATTTAGAAAAAGAATTACGATTTTATGCTAAGAAATTAATCGATGGTGACATTGGTAATTCGAAATTGGCTGAAGCGTTTGGGAAAGTAATCCCTTCATCATCTGTAAGAAATATTCCTACAATAGCTAATGAGTTTATTGCTCGTGTAACTGATGAATTAGTTATCGCTGGTGTGCCACGTGTAGCGGCTAAACGTAGAGCAAAAGCAACTGTAAATGACCATGTAAATAAAGTATTAGTTTCTATTAACTAAACTTGCTAGGATATTACCTGAGGACAGGTAATATCATTCAAGACAGACCTCATATAAAACAATCCAATCCTACAAAAATGTTATGATTGAGCTTTATTTTAATTATTAATATATAAGTCTCAACAATTTTATTTTACGTTAAAGGAGTTATATTGTTAGGAAAAAAAACCCAAGCAATACTAAGTGATTTAGCAGCTATCTCAACTGCCGCTATTATTCGTTACCCAATTACAGGAATCCAAGATTCAAATAAATCTATGGTTGCTTTTATCGATTTGTCTCAATTTGGAGAGGAAGAATTTGATGAGTTTGGTATTTTCAATCTTTCAGAACTTTTATCTATCCTAGGAGTACTTGATAATGCTTCAGTAGAAATAAATGATGAAGGTGTTATCAAAATTGCCAATGATGATAGTTCAATTAAATATTTTACAACTAATATTGATTTGCTAAGTCAATCATTTTCAGCAAACCCTAAGATTCCTGAAAATATCAAAGCGGCACCAACTGCTATGAATTTTATTATTGAATCATCTGTTTTAGAGAAATTGAAAAAAACATCAGGATTGATGAAACTAGAACATTTAGTTGTAGAAAATTCTGATGAAGATATTAATCTAACAATTACTGGTGTTAATAAAGATTCATCAAATAACTATAAAGTTAAAGTAAATGGAACTGAAGCTAATGGCAATCATAAGATTGTTCTTGATATGGAAAACATTAAAAAACTTCCAGCAGGAAACTACAATGTTAAAATTGCACAAAATACGAAAACAAAAAGTTATATTACGATGTTTACATCAAAAGATATTCCTAGTTTAGAAGTAGTTATCAATGTAGTTTCAGAGTAATTTAACATAATAAATATATTATACATAAAAAAGGAGTCATCCAAAAATGTAAAATATATTACGTTAAATCTCATTGAACAACCCGTTAAGTTGATATAAAAATATCTCACATTTAAATCGTTAAATAATCGTTAAAAGGAAAATTACATTATGATAGACTTATTTGCAGAAACATTCGAAAGCTTGGCAAACAACATTTCTGAGCATTCAAAAAACAACAAAAAATCTTTTGAGCCTGATGCTCGTGAGTGGAAACTTACTCGTGATGATAATGATGATGGTCAAGCAATCATCCGTTTGATTCCTGATAAAAATGGAAAACCATATACAAAAATGTTTTCTCATTCATTCAATATGTTTAGTAAAGCACGTAACAAGAAACTATGGTATATTGAGGACAGCCCATCTACAATCGGAATGCCTTGTCCAGTATCAGAATATTGGGCAGAATTGAATGCTCAAGGAACAGATGAAGCAAAAGCTGAAGCAAAAACATTTAGTCGTAAAGTTAGTTACATTACAAATGTTTATATTGTAAAAGATCCAGCTAATCCATCTAATGAAGGTAAAGTATTTTATTGGGCTTTTGGAACTAAATTGTATGATAAATTTATTGCTACAATGAATCCTTCAGCTAAAGATTTAGCGATGGGTGAGAAACCTGTACCTTTGTGGAACGCTATGAAAGGCGCAAACATTAAGTTGAAAATCAAAAAAGCTGCAGGTGGTTTCCTTAATTATGATGATACTGTTATCATGGGAACAACTGAAGCATTTGATTCTAAAGAAGAAGCAACTAGTATCATTACAAATAATACTATCGATTTGTTAGAATTTGAAACTCCTGCACACTTTAAAACATACGAGGAACTTGCTGATAAATTAGCATTTGTTCTTGGTAAAAAAGATAATACTGTTAAAAAAGAACAGTCGATTGATGTAGGACTTGAGGACTTGGACGAAATGGTTGTTAATAAACCTAAAGAACAAGAAGAAAAAGTAGTTGAAAAACCTGCTAAAAAAGTTGCAGATGATGTAGATGATGGTTTAGACTTTTTGAACGACCTTTAAGGTCGTTTAAAAGAAAGGTAATAAATGATATTAGTGGATTACTCGCATCTGTCTTCAAGAAATTTGTTTACAGCGGTATCACAAGCTCGACCTAAGAAAGATAAAGAAACTAAAAAATATTTAACAGAAGATTTTATACCTTTTTATAAACATTTAATGTTGAATTCATTAAGACTTATTCAGAAGAAATATCAGAAAGAATATGGCGAAATGATTCTTTGTTTAGATGTTAAAGGTATTAATTGGAGAAAAGAATTATTTCCTGATTATAAAGCACATAGAGCTAAAGGACGTGAAGAATCTGATATTGATTTCGAATCGTTTTATGAAGAAGTAAACAATTTTGTAG